TCCCTTTATAAACTTTTCTCTATTGCCTCTGTAAGTCTATTAACTGCCTTTGTTAAGCTCTGTTGCCATTTGTATCTCTCTACAATTAATGTAACTGTCCACAGTCCTAGAACTCCATAGTTCATTAGAGACTGTTCTATCATATTTCTTCTTCCTCTAGCATTTGAGCTATTTTCATCTCGGTGGAGGTTTCTCCTTGTAATTCTGCTAAGATCCTTTGTTTATAGATTGCTGCTGTTCCCACATCTTCCATTAAAAATAAATCATAGTCGCTTAATATATCTCTCCCATCTTCCATGAAAGCGTTTAGGTCTCCCTGTGTCTCTAGCTTTATTTGTCTTCTTGCTTTGTAAACTTCCCCTAGCCAGAAGTTATAAGCTTGTATATAATCATCTGCGTGTGAGGGGTCTGTGGATGCTAACCTACTTAATTTCATCATGTTGGTTTTAGCATTTGTTAATACATCCTTTGATGCCCCTATCTCTCCAGATTGTTGTGTCTTAATATTCCCTTGTACTCCACTCCATATAGCCGACGCCACTCCTAATGCTGCTACAATAGGATTTCCACCACTAACAACTAATGCTCCAACTCCATAAGTGGCTATCTTTCCTAGGTTTCCTGCTGTTCCTGCTGTGATTGCTTGAGACCAATTAATCGGAGCGTCTCCCGTAATCCCACTTTGAAGACTAGAAATCTCGTCGTCTGTTAATCCAAACTTAGAAGCAAGTTGTGCCATTTCTTTCTGTTGTTGGATTTGTTGTGTAGTAACCCCTCCCTCTATTGGAGCGTTCTGTTTATTTTCTCCGCTTACAACTGCTTGAATATCTTGCCTACTACCTCTTACAAACTCCCCTACGGAATTAATAAAACCCGCTGGTCTTCCTGTATCTGCGTCATTTACTACCGTTCCTCTTGGTAAACTTTCTTTTTCTTCTAGGGGTAGTGGTACAATTCCAGAAGTTCCAGTAATATCTTGACCTAGTTTGCTTTCGTCTAAGTCTGGGCGGTTTCCAGTCAAACCCGTAATATCTTGACCTAGTTTGCTTTCGTCTGCTTCTGGTGGTCGTTTACAATTAAGTTTCTCTGCATCCCAAACCCACCCTTTTGCACTACACGCATCCCTTAACTTTTCTATCCTTGTTGCTTCTGCATCTTTTTCGTCTTGGGCTTTTCTAAAACTTGCATTTGCTAATATTGCTGCCATTATAAGTTGGGTTGTGGAGCAATAGGGGTTGTGTCTGTTGGTTGTAATGCTCCAGCGTTATTTTTATCTTGATTGTCTGCTACTACTCCACCTAGTTGTGGAGGCCTAATAAATGTTATTTTCATCCCTAGTTTTGCATATAAATCTGCTTCTAGGTCTGCTTGTTCTCTGGTATATATTGGCTCAAAGGTTAAGAATCCAACTTGTCCACCTGCTTCTGTTAATCCTTCTGTTGTGGTTAAGGCTTTTGGAACTTCTAGGTTCTGGCTTATCTTATTCTCTAACCATTGAATCCAAGACATTCCGTCTCCTGTTCCTTTATTTGGAAAGTCTAAAAGTTTCATGGTGTCCTTACCATATCCAAGCATCTCTCCATCGTCTACTGCTTTCTTTATTGCTGCGTTTGCATAAGATATTTTCCCTGCATCATTAGTTGCGAACTCAACTATCCCCAATGCTCGTCGCTGTCTGTCAATCTTTCTATTAGTAATCTGTGCTTCTTCTAGTGCATCAATAAGCCACTTACAGGCTTCTATTTGTGAAGTTCCATGGGTTTGGTCTCCTATTCTATTGTTAGAACTATGTAACATCTCAGTGGGATTTAATATTTTCCATATACTCCCATCCCAAATTTCATATCTTAATATCCTTCCGCCCTTAATTACTACCTTAACTCTCTCTGGACTAATTGGGATTAGATTTATAAGCACTCCCGATTGAGTGATTATTTGAGCGAATGCGTCTCCTACTACTTTCTTTACTACTTGATGATTCCACATAATAGATTGAAAAGAATCCTCTCCCAGACCAGTGATGTGTTCTAAGTCTATTTGGTCTTGTGGGTTCTCTGTCTTATAACCCTTTCCAGCTACATAAGTTGCTAGAATATCTAAATGGGAATGAATCTGCGGAATGTTAAAATAATACCCAAGTAATTCCATAGCATCTTCAAAGTAAACATAGGTCTCTCCATTTCCAGCGTTCTCTGTATCTAGGGCTTTTGCGTCTACTATATAATCATTCGCTCCCATCTCTGTTGTAGTGGATTTGGATAAGTCTAGTTCTGCCATTTTATACTGGTAACCTAAAAGGGATTGTTAGGGTTAAGTCTGTTCTTGCTGGGGAGCCGGTAATTATATCGTTTCCGGTTGTTCCTCTATTTGCTGGGTCGTGGTATATTCCCCCGAGTCCTGAACCTAAAGCAGTCACTTTTAATATTATTTCTAGTCTAATCTTTTCTCCGATTGAGAAGTGTGTCTCTGGGATAGCCATAGTTATTGATACTCTTCTACTATCTGTTGCTGCTCCTCCAGAAAGTTGGTCAGTGGTTAATGTGGCTACCAACTCTGTTTCTGCGGCTGCGGTATCTACATGTATCAATCTAACATCACACAAAACCGTTGCATCACTTGCTGCCCTTCTTAGAGTGATATTAATATAACCCTCCCCACCAATATCCGCTCCAGCTAAAAACTCATAGTCAAAGTTAATCTCTTCTTCTGCATTTACATTTTTATCCGTTTTGTAATCATTAGAGGATTGGCTACTTGTAATTAATGCTGCTCCTTCATTATTAACAAGTGCTGAGAATGTCTTATATCCAACTCCTGCGATTACATCTTCCCACTGGAATATAGTATTAGCTGCTCCTACTGTGCTAAACTTCTTATCATCATAAACCATTATAATCCCATCCTCGCTACTATCTCAGAACTATCTCCTTTTAAATCACTAAGAAATCCAGTCCAGACAGAATCGCATACTGCTAATTTAGATTGTGTCACGCTCAAAGCCCATGCTTGTTGGTCTTGATTAATTCCATGGAACGCTGCTCTATGACTTGCGACCATCGCTAACCATTGTTTATAACTCGCTTTGATACTTGCGTAATTTGCTACCAACTCAGGAGAAGAGCCTAACTTTCCAAATGCCTTCTCCATGTCTGACTCTGCGAAGTTAATCCATATTGTAGTATTAGCTGCCGCTATTTGGTCTGCGTTTGCGTTCTTTCCGATTGCTAAGAGTACTTGTGCGGTGGTACATAAGGTTTCTGTCATTAGGATAACCTCAACTTGCTTATTTCGTTAGTTAAATTTTGTATAGATTTGATGAGTAAATAGTCTTTATCTTCTAAGGTAAAAACTACATCTTCGCCCTTTGTTGCTGTTGTTGTGGGTTTTATCACTTCTTGAATAATTCTTTCTGGGATTTCATCCATAGTCATACCTTAATCGTATATATTGTAGGATTTAAATCTTTGCTTTTAAGTAACCAACAGGCTCTAACCAATCCTTCTACAATATGTGAGTAATTTCCATCTATTTTCTCTCTTCCTCCTTCCATCTTTTGTGAAATGATACTCCTTAGGCTTAGTCTAATATCCGCACAATCAAATAGTTTTAGTCTGTTCGTCTCTCCCATTTCAAGCATATTCATATACATCGCTTCCTTCATATTTCTGGCTGTTTCTTTTCCGTCTCCATCTACTTCTCTTCTGCTATTATTTAAATCAACTACTTTTCTTCGGAGGTCATCATCACTCATTGCGGAACTTACAACTCCGCTTCCTAGTCCCCCTCCATCAATCCCAAATTTAGAATCATATGTTTTATTTAAGTGTCTAATGTTAATCATCATCTCAGTAAACCACATCTCACTACTCTTCTCTACAACTTCGTGATAGAATTGCGTGATGTTTTTATTTCTAACTAATCCTTCGTAAGTGCTTTCATCCTCTCCTGTTCCTGCAACATCTATCCCTATTGCTTCGTCATCTGGGCGTTTTGGAATTCGGTTTTCTATTGGAAGTGTGCATACCTTATCAATCCACTTGTCTCCAAAAATTCTATAAGCATCATCAAGCCACTCTCCTTTATACATCTGGTTATACTTGCTTTTTGTAAATCTTTCTTTCATTCTTTCAAGAAATTCCTTGGTAATCCTTGGACAATCCTCACTGCTTTGGTGGAAAGAAGTGAAACTCTTATCTGAGAAACAATCAAAATAGAATCCCTCACTTAGAAAAGGAGTAGATAAAAGCCACATTATTCCGTCTGTAACTGCTAAAGCTGGAGCAATACTATTCCAGACTTCTTCTTTAATCCATGCTGCTTCATCTGCAATTAGTAAGTCAATCGTATATCCCATAATCCCAAATCCAGTATCTCCTGCTGCATAACAATATATCTCTGTCTTATTTTTTAGCTTTATGACATGATTCGTTGGTCTTGGCTTAGCAATTAGCTTTACTTTTGTTTTTTTCTCTACTTGAATAATATTATTTAGAATTTTAGCAAATATTAGCTTTGCTTGTTTCTCTGTGAAGGCAATACACATAATAATCTTATTATCGTTCTCTAAAGCAAACTCACTTGCCTTTTTAGCAATAATGAAACTCTTTCCAACTTGTCTCCCAGAACGGAGTACTAGATTTCCCTTTACTTTCATGACTTCTTTCTGCCAGTCGTCTAAGATAATTTCTTTAATTACTACAATCGTTCTAGTCTCCTTAATGCTGTTGCAAGTTGTTCTGGCCTGTGCTTCTCCATCCATTTGTAGAACCAAATTGGGTTTTTATGAGCTGAAAATTTCCCTAGTGTGTGGTGGCTTGGGCAAAGTGCGATTCCGTTCGCTTCATCAAACTCATATTTAGAAAATTCATGGGGAATGAGGTGGTGGACATTGCAGTATCTAATAATGAGGTTACCACAAACTACACATCCACCATCTCTATTGAGGACTTTTGACCGCCAAGCTAAATGGTCACTAGAATTAAATTTTCTTTTCCCCATCTTTCCGAAGAATCCCCATGATCTTATATAATATCATAGTTTATAAAATTTTGTGTGAGAGGTAGGGGGGTTGTTAGGGGGGGGATTTCAACGTCGGCGTTATTATCGCTTAGAATGGCTCCCAGAGCGTATTATGGATATTGTAGGTTATATCAGTGTTATTTGGTAATAGTTCCATCGGAAATGAAGGTCATCTCATTCTCCACAGGAAACGTAGGTTCCACAGGAAATAGGGGTTAAATAGGCTATAATAGGCTAGAATAGTTCGCACAACATGTAATGTGCGTACTATATTGGGGTTCCACAGGAAACGTACCCCTTCCACAGGAAACGTAGGTTAATTACTCTAGAAATGCCATGAATGTGCGACGCTTAGATTGGGCGGTTAAAATGCTACGCATTTTAGTTGTCAACCGTTCTATATAAGCGTTGTGGTAATATCATGGTTGTGCACTAAGGTAACCTTAGTTATAAGAACCTTTATTAACCAGAAAGCATTTGGTATCCTATGAATAAAGAAAAGTTCTACACCCAATTCAGAAAGTACCTAGCCAAGTACTCTCTTGAGGTAATCTCTGAGACTGATGATAACATATTAATTAAAGTTAGTATGCAACCGCACCTCTGACGAACAATCTTAATGCTGTTAACTAGGGCTTTCCTAGAACGGATTTAGTAGCAAGTCAAAATAACCCTCTCGTGTTGAGCAGAACAGGCGGTCACTCCTGCTAGTAAAACAGCAGTTCACATTGAGATATATATACACAGATAGCTTCCCTGCTAGGTGGGAGTTACGGACTTACTAAATTCCGCTCATCGTATATAGTCAAGAGAAAGATTCCATCTTAAAGAGAAGGCTACTAATACTACCCAATCCACAACAAAAAAGAGAATAGGTAGCTAAAGGAAAAGAAATTGGAATAATTGTCTATTCAATATCACACTTCATTACTTCAAAAACAAGATGGCTTCTCTCAACAATCATTCCAAGGTCAATCATAAATCTTAAGGTATCTCTAACAACTGTATCGCTTGTTCCTATGTTAATCATTATCTTTCTCTTGATGTCTCCCATTCTAACTATCTGTCCAACTAAAGGACTTAAGAGCTTTCTCATCTTATTGTATCTTGTCCTATTATCCATAAGTATAAAAGTGGATAGCGACTTTACGGTTACCCACTCCGTCTTTCCGGTGTCAATCATTACAGGCATAATGACTATAAATTTGCTAAGTACCAACGATAGGTACTTAACACGCCTTCTTTATCCATATCTACTACAGCAGTATTGCAATAACACTTAGTTAAGCATTGTGCAATTATGCTCCGATCCTTTGGACTGTATTCATTTGTCTGTGTATTTGTTTCTTTTACTTTCTCTACTTCCAACTCCATTCCATTCATAGACCAGTACTTGCCATTCATCTCTCCAAACATCACAACACTCATTCCTGCCCCAAACTTATCAAATAAATCCTTATCAAAGGTAGAATACTTATTTCCGTCTGTCATCTCAAACTCATATCTAACCCAGTCCTTTCCATTAGTACTCCCGTTAATATTTGTTACTGTTCTTATTGTTCCTCTCTTTTCCATCAAAATTTATCAACTCCATCAGCAAATTGAATTGCTTGAGCTTTTTCAGAAGAAGAAAAATTAACATCACACATACTAGTTTTAGCACCCTTCAAGTCAGCATACTGCAAGTCAGCATTCCGCAAGTCAGCACCCCGCAAGTCAGCATACTGCAAGTCAGCATACTGCAAGTCAGCACCCTTCAAGTTAGCACCCTTCAAGTCAGCATTCTGCAAGTTAGCATTCTGCAAGTTAGCATTCCGCAAGTCAGCACCCTTCAAGTTAGCACCCTTCAAGTCAGCACCCTTCAAGTCAGCATTCTGCAAGTTAGCATTCCGCAAGTCAGCACCCTTCAAGGATTCCCCCTCAACAATCTTCAAAACTTCACAAGTTAATTTATGCTTAATCACAATTCCTTTTTTCTCTGGAATTATTTGTCCGCATTTTTTACATTTCTTTTCCATCATAACCTCCTTTCAGCAGCAACCATCATGAATCTCTCCCATGATAGCACTTTAAACTTTAATTTTCTACGCATTATTGCTTTCTTTACTTTCAATCTATCAAATGCTTCCTCGGAGAAAGTCATGTTTATTGTTCTAGTTTCCATTCTTCCTCCTTATTTCTCCCTGTTAAGAATTCGATCTTAATTGCCAACTCTTCTCTATCCATTTAATTCATCCTCTGCTATCTTAGTCCATCCTTTAGGCAATAATCCCCTTAGCTCATCTTCTCCTATTTGGTCAAGTAGTTCTGTATTATCCATACAAAAGAGAAAGAAAGAAAGTATTTAAACCTTTCTATTTGACTGTGATTGTTCTAGATCCAATAGTATTTACTTGGTAGTGGATTCCTGCTGTTGCAATTAGTGCATCCCCTGCATAAGCATCTCCCGTAGCGGTTACCCTAGTTAATGTAAACATAAACTGGTCTCCTATTTTAAAGTTTGTTCCAGTAATTGCTGTGAAGTCAGAACGGACTGTTTCATATTGTGTATCAAAAGGGGTGTCTGGGCTATCTATTGTAACTGCTGCGTCTAGGGTTTCTCCATCCCTCATCACAATATAGTTTAATCTCCATTGCACATTGTCCGTTCCACTTGGGGCTGTAATCCCCTGCCAATGAACATGAAATACTAAATCAGTACCCTCTGCATAATCATGTTGTAACTCAAAACCCCCATGAACTTTCTCATCAACATCAAATCCATATGTTTCTATTGTTGTGTCTGTTCCACTCTCATCTAAAAAACTCACGACATCTGGGGCACTACTTGCTGGTCTTGTTAATAAATATCCTGCCATATTAATATCTCTATAAGCCTTTGCTGTCCCTGTTGCTTCCATAAATCCAGTAGTTTCAAAAGTAGAATAATTTGTATTATCATCTCCGAGTTTAGTAGTTCCAACAACTTGTAGTTTAGTGTCTGGACTTGTTGTTCCTATTCCTACATCCCCCTCAACAATTAAACCATCTTCGGGAACATTATAATAAGCAGTCCCTTTATAATTTCTACCAAGAGCTAAAGCTTTTGTAAATCTATATCTTTCTGCATTATTTGTAAAAATTGACATATAACCTGCTGCACCTTCTGAACTCATAATAAAATTTGAGCTTCCTGTTAATTTTATTCTTCCAACATTTCCTACACTATCTATTTGAATATAATTTCCTGCGTCATCTGAATTTAATCTTAAACTTGTTTCTGCTCCTCCGCTTGTTCCTATTTCTAAATCAACACTTGGACTCGTAGTCCCTATTCCTACATATCCGCCTTTCTCCTGCAATAAAACATCTCCAACACCCACCCCAGTGGATTCACTATAAATACTAATATCCCCACCAGGTATAGTATCCTCATAATTACTAGAAACTAAGGTAATTTTTCCAGGGGCTCCA